TGGGTTGGCTTGCGGGTGCTGAAGAACTCACGCGGGCAAATATGCGCCGCTCCGTTAAATCCCAACGAATAATAATACGGTCAATGCGGGGTAACACGCCGTCGGCAATGGGTAGCGGCAATGTCAATTCGTCGTCGTTGACGTAAAAATAACCATTTATCCAACCGCGCCCCGCTCGAATAATAACGCTTGTGCCAACGTCGCCCGCTATGACTTGCAAGCCAACCGACGGTAAGGGAAAAACGCCGTTTCCAATGAACGAAGCAAAATAATTCGCCCAATGTTCGGCAAGGTAGCGGCGGTCGCCCGCTATCGAATTAAAAAAACTTGAAAACTCTGCCATTATAAAGCCCCTTTCATTGGATATATAAAGCCCTTATTTGTTCAATAAGGGCGGGCAAGCTCTCCCCGAATGTTATTTCAATTTCGGGTTCGGGGTGGTCTTGATAGACTTCCATAATTTCGGTTATGCGTACATTGATACGAACGCCCCAACGCTGATTGATACACGTTACGCGGTCGCCTAAGTCGTAATCGTGCTTGTACTTCAAATTGGCGTGTGTGTTTACCTTGCTTGTAAAAGCCAAGGTTTCGGCGAAGTAGCCTAATTGTTGAACACCCCTTTGAAAAAGCAAAGCGGCGTATGCCGCGTCGCTCATAGACTGCTCGTTGCCGTTTTCGTCGCGCCAAAATTGCACAATGTCGGTTGCGTTTATGAAGACTTCGGCGCGGTCATGCCCTGCGGCTGTTTCGCCTACTTCTACAATGCGGCGCGGTCGGTCGTGGGTATCTTCGCCGCCGACGTATGCCGTACTTCGTAACCGTTCCGTCGAATTTGTAAATGTCTGCTCTAAGATGTTGTCAAACTCGACGGAAAAGACGGCGGGCGGGTTGTCTGCTGAATTGCCCGAAGTCAATTCCAAACCGTCGTATATATTAAAAAAATACTGCTTTTTTCGTATGTCGGCGGTTATGTTAAAGCCAAGCCGTGACGCTTTCGCCGCCCGCTCTAACGCTAACCCCGCATTTATAAAAAGCTCCGACGAATATTCAATATTGCCCCTACTTATGCCCGATATGTCGGTATGGATGATATTGTGCAAGCGGCGGCGCGGGTTCGTTGGATTTGTGATATTTTCGGTCACAATTCGGGTCATAATTTGCGGGGTCGTCGCGGTTGCTACAATAGGGTTTAATATAATGCGCTTGCCTAACCAGTTTGTAACAAAACGCCCTTGTATTTCGATTTCTTCTATGCCCTGCGTGTTTTTGCGAATTTCAATATAGCGAATTTCGCCCGCTTCTTCGTCGCCGTCCCACTTAATCAAAAGTCGGTACATTTGTAGTAAATTATTGTGTTTGGGCGTGAACGGTACAAGCAACTTAAATTCGCCGACGCTGTTATAACGCCTTATCCAAATAAAAGACGTTATTTTCTCAATAACGCCTTTTGCGTCTAAGGCGCGGTCGTATATGTTAAGCTCCAATCTTACACCCCCAAGAACAAATTATTGTGATGTATTGTAACGTCAAGGCTGTACATATTTACATCTGCGTCATATCTAAAAATATTGTCGCCAACGACTAATTGTAAGTAGCGGCTGTCGGGGTCAAGGAAGCGGAAAGCGTCCGTTTCAACGCCGCCGCGCCGTAATGTTACGCTTTTTTCGCCCCATGAAGTATTAACGCTTATTACGTCGCCCGCTTGCATGGTAATGTTAAGCCGTATAAATTGCCCTGTGACGACGTTTAGCAACATAGGATTAACCAACCTACCCAACGCCCGAAAGTCTATACGCATACCCGCCATAACGTCGCCGCCATTGAATACATTTACTATTAGCGACGGTTCGCGCCAACCTATTTGCCAAATGGCTTGCGTCGGGTTTTCGGGGTCTTGTGGTATTTCCAAGCCTTGCGGCAAGTCGTCGTCGGCGCGGTCAATGGGAAATTCAAACCCGCCTATCCATGTTGCAATATCCTGTCGGGCTTCGGTGTCTTCGCGCCAAAATGGGTTACTGCAAAATATTTGTAAAATAAATTGCGACAAAACAGGGGCGGTAACGTCGGGCGACGATTCTTGTATGCTACAGTCAATTACCCGCCGAATGTCGCCAAACTCATATATTAAAAGCCCCGCAAATTCGGGGTTTATAATGCGGTTCAAGCGTCGGCGCAAGCGGTGTATTAACTCCCTGTCCCGCTCGTTTATATGCCCGATTATTTCAATGTCGCGGGCGGCAATGCGGTTTCCTATTTGTGTATTGCCGTGCTGTCCCATGCTGATTATTGAAACAATGTCGTTGCTCATGCGCGATAACCCTGTAACGTCTTTGTCAATATTAACGTGATAGCTTGACGCGGTATCAAATGTCAAGCTATCGCCCCGCGTGTTTACATAGGTAATACGCTTTTTTATTCTCATACCGCGCCCACTTCCCTTGCTATTAATTTGAAATTGCGTCCCGCTTCGCGCTGTTGGGCGGCGTAATTGGTTTCGCGGGTGTAAATATTTTGGTTAAGCACAAAGCCGCCGTTTTTTGCCGCTTGCCCGCCGCGCCCTGTGTAGCTTGCGGGGTCGGGTACAAGGTCGCCGACGGCTTTTTGCACTTCCCGCCGAACGTCCCGCATTTCTGCGGCAAAGCCTACGCCAATCCCTTTTGCCATGTTTTCGCCAATTTCGGCAAATACCCTTGACGGCGAAGAAATACGAAGCCGTGCTTGCGCGTCCCTTACAAGGCGGTCAATTTCGGCGTTTACTTGTTGACGCATGGACGACGAACCATTAACAAACCCTGTACCAATGCCCGCCGCCATGGTCTGTCCTGCCTGTGTAAATTGCTGTACTGCGTTTTGGGCGGTTCTCACTACTTCGTCAATAACCGTTGTAACGGCTCTTGTGGCTTCTTGCGCCGCGCCTGTGATACCTTGCGCCAACTGTTGCATAATTCCTTGTCCCGCCTGTTGAAATTGCGGGTGTGCGGCTGTTATAGCGTCAGTAATGGCTCTTACTATGTCGGCAACGACGTCCGATACTTCGGGTATTGCCGTTCTCATGCCTGCCGCTACTTGCCTGTTAATATCCTGTCCCGCTTGATTGATACTTGAATGTTGGGCGGTAAAGGCTGTAATAATGGCTTGTGTTATCTGTGGAACAACGGCGGTTACTTCGGGTATGGAAGCGGTAAGCCCCGCCGCAATTTGACGGTTTAGGTCTTGCCCTGCCGCGTGTATGGTCTGATGTTGTGCGGTAAACGCGGTAATGATGGCTTGCGTTATCTGCGGCACAATCGCCGTAACGTCGGGAATTGACGCGGTAAGCCCTGCGGCTACTTGCCTATTAAGGTTTTGCCCCGCCTGTTTAATGCTCTGATGTTCGGCGGTAAATGCCGTAATGATGGCTTGCGTTATCTGCGGTACAATCGCTGTAACGTCGGGAATTGACGCGGTAAGCCCTGCGGCTACTTGCCTGTTAAGGTCTTGCCCCGCCTGTTTAATGCTCTGATGTTCGGCGGTAAATGCCGTAATAACCGCTTGTGTGATTTGCGGAACGATTGCGGCTACTTCGGGTATGGAAGCGGTAAGCCCCGCCGCAATTTGACGGTTTAGGTCTTGCCCCGCTTGCTTTATGCCTTGATGTTCGGCGGTAAACGCCGTAATAATGGCTTGTATTACTTGCGGTATAACCGCCGTAACTTCTGCGGTCGCCGACGTTATTCCTTCGGCTATTTGCCGCATAAGGTCTTGCCCCGCTTGCTTTAATTGCGGGTGTTCGGCGTTCAAATTACTAATTATTTTTTCAACAACTGCCCGCGTCGCTTCGGTAAGCTCTGAAAGGTTCGCAATAAGCCCGCTTGCAACTGCCTGCACTGCTTCGGCGGCGGTCTTTTCGCCCGCTTGCCCCATTGCGTCGGCCATAGCCTTTTCAACGTCTTTTGCTTCACGGTCGAAGCCCACACCCAACCCTTCGGCTAAATTTTCGCCTATTTCCGCAAATACCGTTGACGGCGAATTGATGCCAAAAAAGCCGCGTATGCCGCCAAGTATGCGCCCGCCAACGTCTGTTATTGCGTCGACAACCGCTTGCGCCGCTCCTAAAATGCCGTCTTTCAAGCCCATAAGCAAATTCATACCCGCTTCGCTCATGTTTGGGAAAAAGTCTACAATGGCGTCGATAATGGAAGTCAAAAGATTTGAAACGGCTTGTATATATCCGTTTAATATCTCTGGCAATGCCTCTATTGCCGACAAAAACAATTCCTTTCCCGCTTCTTTGATGTTGTCCCAATTCTCTTTGAAGCCGTTGACAATGCCTTTTATTATCTCTGGTATTGCCGCCACAATTTGCACAATGATAATCGGCAAATTTTCAATAATGGCGACAAATAGTTTTACTCCCGCTTCAATTATTGCGGGTATGTTTTCCAATAGCGTCATGATAATACTATTGATAATTTCGGGTAACGCTTCAACGATTGCGGCTATTATTTCTGGCAAAGCGTCCACAAGCGCAACAAGCAAGTCAATTCCCGCTTGTATTATCAATGGTATGCTTTCAAGTATTGCGGTTATAATGCTGTCAATTAGCTGTGGTATGGCTTCAATGATTATCGGTATTGCGTCAATAAGCCCTTCCACAAGCCCCATAACTAACTGCAACGCCGCGTCAATAAGCAATGGTATGTTTTCGACAAGCGTTTGAACAATTTGCACTATAACGTCAATAATCGTCGGAATAAGGGTCGGCAATGCCGAAGTTATGCCGTCGGCAAGGGCTGTTATTATCTGAATTGCACCGTCAAGTAGCGCGGGCAGTGCTGTTATTATCCCTTCCACAAGTGCCATTACGATTGCTAACGCCGCGTCTATAAGCTGTGGAATATTGCCTACAATGCCGTCAACAAGCGCAACAATAATTTCGGGTGCAATTTCCGCGATAGTGGTTGCCACGGTATGAAAAAGCTCTAAAACCTTTGGTATTGCGTCGCTTATGCCGCGCACCACTTCTTCAACGCCCGCCGTAATTTGTTCTGCCGCGTCGTCACTCCCTGCAATAAGCCCTATTAAGCCGTCGGTAATCATAGTAAAGCCTGGCAATAATTCCGCGCCGATTGCATTTTTCACGCCGTCAAAAGTGCGTGAAAGTGTGTCCATGCTGTTTGAAAAGTCGGCGGCGGCGTTTATTGCGTCGTCGCTCATTACCATGCCTAACTCATGGGCGCGTTGCCGTAATTCGTCGGTCGCTTCGGCTGAGCTATTCAAAAGCCCCGCAAGTTTTGTACCGCCATTTTGCCCGAATATTTGCAATGCAAGGGCTGTTTTGTCTGCCCCTTCTTCCATGTCTTGAAATGCCGATACTACGGCGTTCATTGCGTCTTCGGGGCTTTTTTGCCTTACTTCGTCGAAGTCTAAGCCAAGCCGCGTTATTGCCTTGCCAACCTTGCCGCCGTCTTCTTCCATCGAACCCATAGCGGCGACAACGCGGCGCATACCATAATTCAAATTGCCAAGTGTCGCGCCGTTTTGAGATAAAACATAATCCCATTCTTGAACCGCTTGCCGCGATATTCCCATTCTTTGCGAATAGTCATTTATGGCGTTCCCTGCGGCGGCTGTTTCTTGCGCCATGCCGTAAAGATACGCGCCCGCCGCAACCGCCGCCGCTCCAACCGCCGCCATTGCGTACCCAATAGCCTTTCCAACGTCGGCGACGACGCTTCCTACGTCGCCCCAAGTAACCTTATGCGACTTCAATTTGTCGTCAACGTCGCCTATTGCATTTTTGGTTTCTTGCATAGCTGTTTTGTTGTCAAGCAATGTCTTTTCCATTGCTACAAAAGCGTCCGAAGTTGGACTTATACCCTCATTTCGCATATCTGCAAGTGCTTTTTCGGCGGCTTCGACGGCTTTTTCTTGTTCGACAAGTTGGTTTTTGAATATTTCTTTTGTTTTTGTTAATTTTCCTACTTCGTCGCCGCTTAGGGCATATTCGGCGGTAAGGAGTTTTAACTCCGAACCTAATAAGTCCATATTTTGCGTGATTTCCTTTGACGCTTCGGCATATGCCCGTTTCGCTTGTTCCGAAGCCGACATTTTTTCATCTATGCCGCCAATTTCTTTTTGTACGCCCTTCATTGCGCTTTCGTTTTCGCGCAATACCCGCTCCATGTCTTGATAAGCCTTTTCTGACGGCTCAATTCCCATTCCTCGCATTTTTTCAAGGGAAGCCGTTGCCGCATCAATGGCTTTTTGATGTTCGGCGGTCTGTTGTTCAAGCAAACCTTTTCGCTTTGTCAAGCCCTCGACGCTTTCATCATTACGCCCAAATTCATATGTTACGGCTTTCATTTCCGAAGCAAGGTTTTTCATACTGTCGTTTATCTCTTTTGCGGCGGCAACGTATTCTTTGTTGCCCTCGAACTCTAACCGCGTACCAATACGCCCAATACGTGCCATTTATAAACCCCCTAACGCAATGTCAATTTTGTCCATATCCCCAACAACGGCGGGGCTGTCCTGTATAAAGCCCTTTCCTTGTGGGCAATAAATTTTGTGAATACGAAAAAGGGTTAAGAGTTTGTAAGGTGTCATTTTCCATACTCGCCGTTCTTCTAAGCCAAGAACAACAACCCCGATATAAAGAAAGCGGGCGAAGTCTATTCCACTTCGCCCGCCGTCGCGTTTCCCTCGTCTTCGTTATCATCTTCGCCGCCGTCATTTTCGGGCGGTTCTGTATTTCCCTTGTGCGCCACGGTAAACGCCGCAAATACATCTTCTACAACCCGCTTGAAATTGCCTATATGAACAAGTAAGCCAACTTGTCGTTCTGTGAGTGTTTCCGCGCCGTCTTCCGTGCCTGTTTCAATAAATGCTTTTGTTCTTGCGCCCTCGTTTAACAACTTTGTCAAAAGCCGTTTAATAAACTTCATGCGCCCCTTGCCGTTTACATGTTCCGCAAGTTTGCTTATGTCGCCGATTTCGTCTTCTAATTCGTCCAACATATCAAGGGAAAATAATAAATGACGCTCTTTGTCAAGCATTATCGGGTACAACCCGCCGTCTTTAATTGCGCTCATAATAAAGCGGGGCAACCGCTCATATAAGAACGGTTGCCCCTGCCACCTTTCGGATTATATTTTTTTATGCGGTTTTCCGCGCCTTACTGAATGTTTGCGATAAGAAACAATCTATCTTGAAACGATACGGATTGTTGCATACCGTCTTTTTGGATATACAGGGTCATGCCGTTTTCATCATACTTGTACGGCAACATGCCTATTTGGTCGTCGGCGGGAATGTTAAGCGCAACTTTTTCAACAACGCCAACAAACCGCGCAAACAACGGTTCGTCGGTCAATGTCAAAATGTTGTGATAACCCGCTGTAATGGTGCTGTCGGTGCTAATATTGCCCCATACGGATATATCAGACACAAGGGGCGACAATTCAACGACAATCCATGACAATGTACCCGACAAACCCGCAATACCCAACGAAGCAAGGTCAACAACGCCTACTTCGTGCGCGTTTCGCCCTTCTATGTCGCTCAAAAACGCAACTTCTTCTTTTTCGGCTTGCCCCGCTAATTCCACGGTCGGGCGGTCTGTGCTGTTAAAATTGGCGTGTGTCGCTGTGCTTCCAAATTCCGCTTGTTCGGCGGTTACATTGCCGTCGCCGTCGGTGTAGGTTCGCAAGCTCAACAATGCCTTTTGTTGCTCTGCCGCGTTTGTGCCAAAGATTTGTTTATTGCTTGCAAGTGCTATATCGCTGTCAATTACTTGCGTTTCGGACGATTGCGGCTTTACAACTGCGTTTTCGGCGGCGTATGGTGCGCCGTCGGCGTTTGCAAGATTTACAGGCGTGTTTGTGTCCTGTCTGATAATTTGCGCGTAATCCATGTTATTGTACCCCTTTCACGTTAAGCGACTGTACCACGCCGCCATTTACCGAAACGCCGCCGCCCACGTTTGCGCCGCCAATATTAAGCGTACCTGCTATCGGGTCGGGCGGTATTGGTGCGGGGTTTTCTTCTCTTACGTCGTCGAACCACTTTTGCGCCGCCGCGTCTGTCGGCAAGCCTACAAAGTCGGCTTTCCACTTGCCGTCATTGCGTTTTTGGTATGTCCCAACAATAGACGGCGTTTGAAATGCTATGCTTTCGCCCTTCGTTTGGTAGTTTTCGTCGGGTATGGCAAATTTGACTTTATAAAGCCAAATATACTTGAACCGCCCTCGCGTTTTTGTTGCCCTAAAGCCTATTGCAACGTAAGGGGCTTCGTCGTCGCCGTCGGCATATACAACGCCGTCTGCGTCCATTTTTTGCCCTAGCAAATAGGCTTGATGTTTAGAAATAAGATCGTTAATGTTAAGCGTCAAAGTGCCGCTAACAAATTCCTTTACGCTTTCGTCTACCGCGTCATCGGCAAAAAGTTTCGCTTCGGCAATTTGTGTTGACATTTGCGCTTGAATAGCCTTTGCCAATCTAACAGGCTTGCCGAATATTTCTTTGCCGTCGGGCTGTTCGGTTATCGGCGCGTAAAATAAATCGCGTAAACCAATAGTCGCCATATTATCGCTCCTCTATAAATTTAGTGTTTAAGGACGCATGAAATAACCCTGTGTCCTGTTCGTACTGTTCGGCGGTCACTTGTGTACCGTAAAAACCCGCCGCTTTTAGGGCTTTTCTAAGCTCAACCAGTTTTTCAACGTAATTAACCTTAGAAAATAAATCAACCCTGTAATAGTGTTCGTATTCTTCGTTGTCGTCGTCTGCAAACGTCGCTTCGCTCCCCGCTATGGTCTGCCACGTTAAATATGTGTCGGCTGTCCCTGTGAAGCGCAAACGCTCTACAGGGTCGCCCAAGGTCGCAAGCGTTGTTTGCAAATGGCTGTCGCTTGTGTTCTTTATTTCGTTATCCATTGCTTACACGCTCCCATTCTGCCCCCATTGCGTCATTTACTGCGTCGGCGGCTGTCGCTTCGGCTTCACTAAGCCACGGTCGGGCGGGCTGTGTTGATGTGCCAAACTCCATAACCGCCCCGATTGTTACATTTCTTACTTTGTCGCGTTGCCCCTTTCGGTCGTTCCCATGTGACTGTGTGCCTTGCGGAAACACAACGGCATTTATGCCGCTTTTGCCTTTATTTACTTTTTTTATCCCTGCCGAATTTCGCAACTTTCCTTCAATGCCGCCCTTTATAAATTTTGAAAGTG